AAATTCGGCGCCGACCCACAGGACATTAAAAACATTTTACAAACGGCGAAAATTCTCGAACTCTGCGTGACTGGCATCTCTTTCCACGTGGGCAGCAATTGCAACGACGCCGAGACCTACTACACCGCGCTCAAAGACGTTCGAAATGCATTCGACGTCGCTAAAGAGGTTGGATACACCATGAACCTCGTGGACATTGGTGGTGGATTTCCAGGGTTCGACTCGAGCGATGGCGTCAATTTTAAAGACATTGCAAAGGAAATAAACAGGGGCATCGATGATTTCTTTTCCAATGAGGAGGAGGATGTGAAAATAATCGCAGAGCCAGGGAGATATTTCGTGTGTTCCTCGCACACGCTCGTCACGAACATTATTGGAAAAAAGAAAAATGGGGACAAGTTCATCTATTACCTCAACGATGGCATCTACGGTTCATTCAATTGCGTGTATTTTGACCACGCAAAGCCGAACATACAACCGTATAACGAAAGAGATGGCACGTTGTATGATTCAGTGGTTTTTGGTCCCACGTGTGACAGCATCGACGTCATCTCTGAAAACAGTCGCCTTCCAGACCTCGCCATCGGGGAGTGGATGTACGTGGAAAACTTTGGTGCCTACACCATCGCCGCGGCGAGCACGTTTAATGGGTTTCAACAGACGCGATGTGTCTATTGTTTCGTGTAGATGAGAAAATAGAACCCCCCCTCTCGTGGCAGATTGACCGCCTGGACGAAGTCGTCATTCTTATAGTACCACTGGTCTTTGTGTCGCGTGAACGCGACGTAGTGTCCATCACACTGCACCCCCACGTGCGCGGCGACCGCGAGGAGGCGATACTTCAACTCACCCATGTCTATGTATTCCACGAGACTGATGAAACTCTTCTTGTCGAAACTCACCATGAACACGTGCGGCAGTGCGGTCAACACGTTCCGCGTGGTCGCCACGTGGTGGGTCTTCCCATCGTCGTCGACGTAGTCCACCAAGGTGTTCCATTGCAAGCTCTCTTTGAACATCGTCTCGAAGTCTTTACCATCCATGGAACACACGAGGTGGACGCTGAAATCCTCCTCGTGCGTTTTCTTTCCACCAGGGTAGACGGTCTCTTGTGTCTTCTTTCCATAGAACAGGGATTTCATCTCCGGGATGGACCGCTCGAGGATGTCTATGATGCACAGGATAGTCTCCTGGACGTCGTGTTGTTGACCCAACGTGAACCGTGGAAACTGATGTTGAAACATCACGAGAATCGAACGCACGTCGAAGGGCTCGTTTCCAGTGGACCAAAACCGATGGACGAGGTCGGTGTACGCTCGAGTGAATTCACACGAACCAGTGTATCCATGGCGCATGAAATGGTTGGATAAAGGTGGAATTTGTAATAAACATTGGAGCGAGGTGTTGAAATAACATGTGTTCCCGATATTACGAAAACCTCGCATAGTTTATTAAAGACACCAAGCTTTTATATTACGAAACAAAGGATGAACATTCAGAAGATTGTCGATAAGACCCTACCCGTCTTCGAGAGACACAGCGACCAGGAACACATCGAAGTCGAGATTCGTCTGGGGAAGTTTAACGGCGCATTCTTCGACACGAATGTTGGGAAAAGTGCGTTCGATACCATACTGAAAAGTTTACAGCAGTACGATGGGTGGGAAGAGGTGCGCACGACGGCGTGCGACGTCTTCTATCACGACGCCGCGGGAATTCGATTGTCAGTGGACGAGCACACGGGGGACCAGACGATGGTGAAAAAGCAAAAGGTGTACCACGAGGATTTTCAAGAATTTTCCGCACCCCTGGACGTGCGGTTCAGCATCGCGAAGGAAGTGCCAGTCACGGGCGAGTACGAGATGGACCGCAAGCGCACGAAGCACAGACAGAGCTTCGTGCGAAAGAATTTATCCATAGACATGACGATATCGAGTGGTGATGCGGTCGACAAGGACGCGGAGGACCCGAATCACTACCAGATAGAAATGGAAATAGTGGACCCAGCAAAGGTGGGGTGTCAAGAGGAGTTTTTCAATATTTTGTGGAAAATCAATGATCTGTTTAAGATTCTACCTCCTTAAGTCTAGCGTTTTAATTACGATTAAGCTTTTTCTTTCGTTTCATGTTTTCGTGCTTTTTCACAATGTTCGCAACCTTCTCGAGGTTGTTCTTCTTGTTTTCGTACACTTTCTTGTTGAAATTGTTGATGGCGTCGTTCTCCTTCTTCAACATCGCTTTGTTTTCTGCGACGACTTTTTCGACCGTGTCGCCTTTCTTCATGCCCATCGCTTTCATCGCCCTTTGCACAAATGCTGGAGTTTTCATTATACTCCCAACACAGAAAAAAATATCACGACTATAGTAAAGATAATGCTCTTCTATGTCTTCGCGCTCCTAGTGTTCTATCTGAGCATGACTGCAAAGAAGGAAACCTTGCCACACACGCCATCGCATCTCGTGTACGAGCGCATGGTGGACAGCGGCGACGACGCGCACTTGTTTCTTGAGATGGAGACCGCGCTCATCGAGGCCGACTCCGTGGGACGTGCGTTGGAAATTTCCCTCGAAATCAAAGACCGCTTCCCTGACTACGACTTTGGTTATCACACGGAGATGATTAAAGCAACTTCGCGCGGCGTGCACGGAGTTGTTCCATAGTCAATTTGTTCATCATTGGGTCGTCCCAAAGTTGAATGTATCGAAGCAATTCCTTCTTCAACTCGTCGTTGGTGGGGTTTTTCCGACGCATCGCGAGCCACTCGAGCACTTCGCGTTCCACAATCTTACGCATCCCTGGTCGCACCACGCTATTCACGTACTCCTTGGCGAGCTTTCGCTGCTTCACGTACTTGGACACGTTGACGTTGGGTTGTAAATTGACGTTCTTGATTGCACGCACGTTCACACCCTTGACCTTTTCCGCGACGTTCTCCACAACCTTTTTCGTCACCGCGCGATTCTTCAACCGTCGACGAATGAAATCTCGCGTATTCGCGTCGTACTTGTTCAGGTAGGCTTTCAATTTTCGTTCACGCGCGACGTCCTTCACGAGTCTGATCACTTCACCCTTGAACGGCACACCTTTTTTATTGGTTTTTAATTTTTTCATACCATTCTTCACGAGGCGAGCGTCCGCGTTGACGTTGCGCCCAGTCTTGAATCCGTTGCCGTAGGCGTTTTTCAGCATCGCGCGCACGGCGTTATCGTCGATGCCGCGCTTTTTCAAGAGGGTGGTGTTGTTGTTCGCACGTTTTTTTCCGTTTTCAAGAAACGTGTTCAAATTCTTATCGAAGATGGCCTGGCATAGGTCCTTCTTTTTCCACGTCTTCTTTGAGAAGATGCCCATGGCTTTGGCGATTTTCTTGAGGTCGTCCGTGCTGTATTTTGAACACAGCTTGTCGTTCAAGAGGACGTTCGTGGTGTTTCTGAGTTTCTGAATGCGCGGCACGCGAACAGCCTTTGGTTCTTCGGGCGCGTTCGTCTCCTTCGACGGGGCAAACGTGGACGCGCGCGCGATGAGTCCGCGTTTGTCCATGCGTTCCACGAATTTGATCGCCACTGCGTAGGCGCGCTGAATCTCTTCCACGGACTTTTTGTGCAACGTGACGAAACCATTGAGAGTGATGCTGTCGATGATTTCTCCTTGGTACTTGATGTTTCGCACGTCCGCGACTTTCAACTCGGGTTCGAAAAAGTGGTTAATCTTGTTCGCATAGAGCGCGCGCGATAGGGTTGACGGACTCACCGTGCCTCGAATCTGGAACACACCATCGAGTGAGGCGTATTTCACGCGCAAGGCATCGGCGTCGCCGAGTTCGTACTTTTTCGCCAAGTATCTGGCCACGTACAGCGGCGTCTTGGGGTCGTTATCGACGCATCCACCCTGTAAGACCATCTTATCCTTGTACAGACGCGCGATGATCATCTTCCGGCCTTTGAAGACCACTCGAAACTCGACGAAACTCCACGACAGGTTTTTCAACTCACTCGCGTCGTAGTTTTGATGCGATTTAAAACCGTACACGTTCGTGTGCGTCACGCCTTTTTGAAACTGTCCATGGTATCCGGAAATCTCCTGGACATCGAAGTTCCCCTCTTTACGCGTGGGCTTCGTTTGACGCACGAACGCGAGCACGTCGGGACGGGTCAGAGGACCCACTTCAGCGATGAAGTTCGTGTAGCGCAGGGGGGATGTGAGCGATGGGGGCGCAGCCGTGGGCACAGCCGTGGGCACAGCCGTCTCCACCTTTACGTTTGAGTTTTTAAGAAACGCCTTGAGTTGTGGTGGGGTCATTAATATATATGAAGATATTTTATTCAAAAACCAATTCTTCCTGAACGACGTCTAAACCATGGACAAACTTTTGATTGTTGTACACCCGTCCACGGTACGTGAGCGTTGCGGTGGTGACCGTGATGTCGCGCTGACTGAACGCGCCCGCGTAGCTGTCTTCGTTGAAACGAGGTTTGCCTAAGTTGTTCATCTGGCAATGCTGGTTGAACGCGGCCAAGAAGATGCTCTGAGGCACGAACAAGTCCTTGCCGAACTGCACGCTGCTGTCTTCTAGGAAGTGATGAATCGTGGACGTCATCTTCGCGACTTCCTTCTGGACGGATTTGAAATATTCAGGGACGACGTTCCAAATGTCCTTGTCGGAATAACGCGCCGAGTATTCGAGGTACGCGCGCACACACTTGAGAAGGATGGCTGGCAACTCTTCCTCCAACTTTTGGTCCAAATGTGGGTCCGCATCGCGCACTTGTCTGCGGAAGTTCCAGGGCAGGATGCGTCTCAGGACCGACCCCGAGTTGTCTTTCCACGACGGCACTTCGTTACCACCGAGAACCCCTGGGGTGGTCCACTGCATGCTGATGGCGTTCTGGTGCTTCACGGCGATGGAGACGTCTTCACCGGACACGAGGGACTGGAACTCGGCCTGCTCCAGGGAGAGGTCTCCCTTGACTTCGGGTGCGATGAACATGAACGAATCGTAGATGGAGGACAGACCGAACTTCTTCTCGATGTTGTTCGAAAGCGTGCGCACGTCGTTGCTTTCGTAAAACTTTCGAAACACCTTCGTGATGACGGTGGATTTCCCAGACCGCGCGATGCCCTTGAAGAAGGGGATGACTTGCCACCCGTCCAACTCACCGACGTCGAAGCACAGCCGACCACCCATGACGTACGCCCATCGAGACACGTCTTCGTCAAACTTTTGATAGTCAAAAATGCTCTGAAAATATGGTGTAGGAATGTCCCACCAATCCTCGACGTAATTGTAATCGTCGAAAAATTGGTCGAAGAACTTACAACTCACAAGGGTCGGGTCCAGTGAACGGAACTGCCTACTGTCGTACGGGTAGAATCGACACGCGTACTTTCCCTCCTTCGGTTGCCACTCCTTCCCGATGAACAGGCCATTCTTAAAACTCCACACGTGTCTATCTTTGATGATTTCCGGAAACTGTGAATCGATGCAGTTGGACAGGTAGTTGATGACTTCCCTCGCCGTGTTGCCACGAGACGTGATGTCCTTCCAAAAATCAAAGTTAACCTCCTTCTCCGCAAACTCGTACACGAACTCTGGAATGGGGCACACCTGTTTCCACGATCGCGTGTAGGCACCCTCTGAAATCCTCTGCACGTAGCACTCACCCTTGTAGCGACGCATGTGTTTCTTGTAGGTTTCGTCCAGACACGCCACGATGGCTCTCTGGAACGGGGTCATCTCCCCGAGACGGGTCTCATCCATCGGCGTCGCGTCGAAGTACTCCGGGTCCGAGTTCATCTTGTCTGGCATTTCCCGAGGATTCTTTATCCTCTGCATCGTGTTCAGGTGCAGGCGAACATTCTTAAAGGCTTCGGAAACCTGTTTTATGAGTCTACACACGCGTTCGCCCGCGGTGAGGTTCACGTTTTCGTTCTCCACGTAATCGGTCATATCCAACGCCTTGACTCGCGAACCAATGTTTTTCAGAACCTTGATTTCCCGGTCTCTTTTACCATCAACCGCTTTAATATCTATACTCGTTGGAAATCCACTCGCTCTTTCGGACGGATCGAAAAATTGATCGTATCCCAGGCGGACACACTTGGTCATCACATCTTTACCGGCAGTCTCACCGAGATACCAATTTTCTTCCATCAGTCCAAGGATGCGCAAAATTTGCTCACTCGAGAGAGTCACTATCTGATTTCTCAGGAGCTCCATCTCCGAAGCCCCTGTGTCGGGATCTCTCTCGATGTAATGCGTGGTGTTCATGGCAGCCGGTCTGAATAATTAATGCGGAGAATTTTTAAGTCAGTTTGCTCAAAATTTTAATGAGAATTTTATTTTGCATCTCGAGTTGGTCTCCGATGCGCAACAGGGCCGTGCACACGGTGTCGCCGTCTGGGGTGGCGAGGGTCGACGCCAGGACCTCAGCCGACCCTTCGCCCCCCTCGAAGTCTTCGATGTCAATGTCGATGTCCTCGTCGTCGTCAAAGTCTTCTTCTACGATTTCACCTTCTTCGATGTCGCTCATGGGTCAAGTGGTATACGTAGTGTGGAGAAAACACCAGACGCGTTTTACCGCGGAGCCCAGGCCAAAATTATTTTCTCTGCCTATAGTACAAACAACTCTCAAAATGGCTGGTGGTCTCATGCAGCTCGTCGCGTACGGTTCGCAAGATATTTACTTGACGGCGAACCCGAAGGTCACGTTCTTCCAAGCCGTGTACAAGCGCCACTCGAACTTCGCATCCGAAGTCATCGAGCAAACGGTCAACGGTAACCCGGCCGACAACGGTCGCGTCTCGATCACGATCGCCCGCAACGGTGATTTGGTCCAGGACATGTACCTCGAAATGAAGGCGAAGTCCGGCCTCAGCTCCTCCTCCAAGGGTGCCTCGGCCATCTACGCCGCGGAGCGTGCCATCAAGGACATCGAGGTGTCCATCGGTGGTCAGCGCATCGACCGCCACTTCCAAAAGTGGTGGCGTTTGTTCGACAACTTGTACCACACCGAAGCCAAGAAGGCTGACTACGCCAAGATGACGTCCAACACCCAAAACGGTGCCATCTACTTGCCGCTCATCTTCTGGTTCAACCGCCACCCGGGCTTGTCT